GAGCCAAATAATAATGTAGTATGAGGCTCATCTTCTAATCCATATGAACGATCTCCTTCTTCAGTATATATATCATTTGGATTAATAGCGTCATGAATTTTATTTATTTGAGGGAATGTAAAATATAACATTGTACATCCATACTCAAATTTTTGACCTGTAGCTTCTTGTAGTAAATCAACTAATTTTATCATCTTAGTAAACTAATTTATGTGGTACTACTTTTATTTCTGTGTTATTAGCATTTACTAACTCATATTTTTCTCTTGGTTTCCAAGTGGCAAATAATTTATCTAGTGTTTCAATAACACGCGCGCCCATTTTCTCACCTGTGAATCCGGCTTCATCACTTAAAGCCCATTCACGACCTGCTAAACCTAATGCTTTTCTATCTTCTTTAGATAAAGAATAAACATTCATAATTTGTTTAGCAGCATCTTCTGCTGTACATCTATCATCCCAAATGTAAGGTGTTAAAGGTGAACCCTGAATTGATCTATTAGTTGGGTATACTGGGAATGCCCATTTACCATGTTCTTTGATTGTACCATTATGGTTTGAAGGAAAATCAGCGCTAAAATCAATCCATTTACCCTTCTTACTAAAACGCATTTGGTCTTGCATTCCTCCAGTCACATTGGCAATTATTGGATTACCTACTAAAATAGCTTCAGTTAAACTTAATCCCCAACCCTCATTACTTGTTAATAGAATTTGACAGTCAGTACTGTTATAAAGTAAATTCATTTGGTCGGGTGGAAGCATTTGGTTTGAGAAAATAATATTATACTTTTCATCATTACCAAATAACATTTCTTTAACTGCTCCTAAATCAGTACCATTATCATCTACTACTTGAGTATGTAAAACAAAAGCACAACGTTTAGCTTTGTCTTCAGGTAATTGATCTATAAATAACTTATAGGCCAACATTGTATCTGGAATTTGTTTTCTTCTAATATTTCGAGAATTGAAGAATAAAGCAAAATCAATCTCTTTTCCTCCGAATAGTTTCTTTTTAAACTCAACTAATTCTGGAGTTGTAGGAGTAAGTGGTTTAAAGATATCATGATTTAAACCATGAGGTACATACTCAATAATTTTATTTTTAGCTTTATCACCTAATACTAAATGATTAATATTGTGAGTTTGTTTTGAGATTGCTAATAGAGCATCACATGACTCATAATATGCTTTATTATACATTGGTGCTGGGTAGTCATCCCAAATGTTCAAATACACAATAGGCATTTTTCTTCTAATCTCATTTTCAATCTGGAATAACCAAGTAAAATATCTTGGGTCTGTGATTAAGAAGATAGCATCTGGTTTTTCCATATTAATCAGTTGTCTAATTAAACGAGCATCTCCATATCCGTTAGTTGGATATAAAACAACTGAACTGTCAGTTAACCCAGTGTTTACATTGGTATCAGCGCTTAAATCTAATCGTTTACCCTGTTCAGGATGATTAATAGCACCTCCTACATTAACCCAGTTAAAATGTTGAGCTGTGTTTAAAACTAGTTCTCGAGCAACTGTAGCTACTCCACTATGTACTCTTATATCATCACATATAAGGAGTATCTTTTTCCTCTCATTTTGAGGTAAATACGCAAAACTTGAATTCATAAAACTGTTTATCGTTCTAAATTATTATGATTGTGAATTGATTTTCTAAATTCCTCGTCTGTAAGGTATAAATGAATTGTGCGCTCGGCAAGCTTTTGTAAAGAAAATTTATGTTTAACACAACTTACTTTAAAATCTTCCCATAACGACTCATCTATTTTAACAGATGTTGTATGTTGATTTTTCATATTAAAACTGTTTTGTATATAAATATATAGGATTTACTTAGGACATAAATCCTTTTTATCATTAAATGGGCAATATTGACAGTTTTTGCTAGGGGTTGGAGCAAAATTTACATCTTTAAATGAACCATCAGTATTAAAACATTGCTCTATAAAGTTATTAAAAGCGGTTATTGCTTTTTTTACTTTTATTTTACCACTTGGAGGAGCAAATTCTTGAATACGACTTTGAGGATAATCACTTTCTTCCCATACTTTTCTTTTTACTATAAAGAATTCAACTTCAATTTCATCCTCTGGAATATTATAAAGTTTACTGAAATAGTGTTTATAGATAATAAGTTGGAATTGTTTTAATTCATCTTTTTTAGTATCAGCATTCCATCCTCTAGTAGATGTTTTGATATCTATGATTCTAAATGTTTTTGTATTTTCATTATATATTACTAAATCCAAATATCCTTTATAGTATAGATTTTGATATTTTTCATTAGGAACTAAAATAATAGGTAATTCACATTTTATTAAATGCCATCCTCTTTTACTAAAGTATTGTCCTTTTTTCTTTTTAAAATAATTTATTATTGCCACTCCATCATCAAAGAACTCTCTCATTTCAACTGCGTCACTAAAATGAGTTTTATTATTTTTATTATACTCATCCATATAAACAGTTCTAAATCTATCCTCAAAGTAATCTTCTAAATCAATTCTATCAGCTTCAGCCCCTGATGTTTCATACATTGTAGTTAAATAATGTTGAAGTGTTTCATGGATGGCTGTTCCAAATACTGTATTAATAGTGGATTGATAAGTGTTTATTCCTTCTTTATATTGTAGTTGCCATTTTAAAGGACAACCCATATAAGTAGAGAATTGACTATAAGATATACTTTTTTGAAAAGCATAATTAATTTCAGCTAGTGGTTTAGACTGAATAGCTTTTATTATGGATGGAGCTTTACTCAAAACTTTCTAAATGTTTCTCTGATTAATGTTCCTAATTCTTGATCATTAGGATTTTCTTCTATCATTTTTTGAATCATAGGAATGATAGACATTTCTTTTTTAGCATATTGGGCTGCGTCTAATAGTTCCTCATAAAGATGATTCATATAGTCATCTTTGTTATTTTGGTCTAAAGTGGTGTTATATTTTTTAATACCACGCTCACTTCTAGATTTTAGATCTTCAATAACCGCTTCTGTTATTTTATCTCTCATTTTAATAACTTTTTAATTTCTTTATCTTCAACACCTAATTTTTTTAAGATAGTAAATACACCATTGTTACCTAGTATATCAACATATTCTTCAGCTTCACCTAGAGAACATCCATAATAAGCAGCTACGTGCTTAAGCAATGTTTCTTGTTTTTTAGCTTTAGTTGATTTGATATACTTTAACCACATATCTCTTTTAGGTATCGTATATAAATATATATTATAGATTTTTTCTTTACTAGTATATGGAACAGTTTGTACAGTGTTTACAAAGTCTATATAATCAGGATTCATTGATAAAAAACGGTGAATCATATATGGATTAAATGATTCTTTATCTTCTTCAGTAAATGAATCCCAGGGTGACTTGTTATATGTTATTTCCTTTAACCAGTCGAAAATAGTTAATTTTTTAATATTCGAAGGATTTTTTTGCATTTTCTAAGAATTTTTCTAATTCTTCTATTTGAGATTTAGAAGTTAATTGAATGTTATTTAAAATTATTCTATCTAATTTATGTCCTATAGGTGAATTTATAATATCTTCATCAAAACCATAAAAATCAGTTTCATATGATTTAGTCCTTATATGCCAAGTACATATTGATACTCCGTCTAAGTTGTCTTCATTATGTATTTGTGGAATAAATGGATTTAAAATATGTAATTCTATTTTCATAACGATTCATTTTCTTATTATTTGCCTCTTTCTTGGTTGTACGTTTCATACTCTTCTCTTAATTCTTTAGGAAGCATTTCTACTAACACCTGTCCATTTGTTGGGTCAAAGAAACAAGGTACTGGTATGACAGCATCCTCAGGTGTACCTGCTACAAATTTAGATACTTTTCTTAAAATTACACCCTCAGTAAATACTTGGTTACCATTTGGAGCTGTAATAGGCTGAGTAGCCTTAATGTCAATGTTGACGTTTAATTGTTGTTGTTTGTTATTCATATTTCTTTACTAAATGATTTTTGTACTATAATTCTTTTTGGGTAAGTCCATCCTATTTTAGAGTTACCATCAGATATGATTCCAATAGTATCTCCATATCTTCTTGTCTCATCAATTTCTTTAACTGTTATTTTTTGAAAGAATTTGTTATGACCATAAGCACCTACTCTAACTCCTCTATCTCCTATAGAGATATCAGAACCTAAAAAATCTTGGAATGTATTCATATTTCTCTTAAAAATTTAATTTCTCCGTTTTGAGCAGAATACCATTTGTTTTGGTATCTAAATTCATACCCACTATCTCTCATGCATATAGCAAATGTTTCTCCATCATCTGTTTCTAAACCAATACCATTATAAACATGTTTAAGGACTATTTCTCCATTTTCATCTACTGTTACTTTCATATTATTTGTAAGATTTTACTAATTAAACTCATTATATTGATTTCCTTGTCTATTCTAAAATTAGCATGAAACATATACTCTTCTATAATGATGGTAATAATTCCTTTATTCATATCGTCCTTCACATACTCATCCATACTATCATATAAGAATCTAAATACATCTTCAAAATCCTCAATATTAGAATCAGCAATTATCTGTCTAATGTTTTTAAAACTGGATTTATTAGGTGATTTAAGCTCTTTAAGTAATTTGTCTTTATAACCTGCTACTAATAATGATTGATCTATTTTTAGATACAAATCATTTTGACCTCCATCTACAGTACTTATTTGGCAAGTGTTAAGTATTTTTCTAACATCAGGATAGTATTTATTAACTACTAAAGCTATATCAGATAATTCATATTTGATATTTTCCTTATCTAAAATTTCAGAAACATGTTGTGCTACTTCTTTTTTAGATGGAGGAGTAATTTTTAATACTTGACATCTGGATTGGAGAGGATCAATAATTTTCTCAATGTAATTACAAGTTAAGATAAATCGAGTTGATCTAGAATAAGTTTCAATAATGTTTCTAAGAGATGCTTGAGCTTGAATTGTTAAATAATCTGCTTCATCTAATATGACAATCTTAATAGATTTGAAAGTAGCTGATGAAGCGAATCCTTGTACTTTATCTCGAATAGTATCAATACCTCTCTCATCCGATGCATTAATATATAAGTAATCACAATCAATATTATTAACTATAAGTTTAGCAAGTGTTGTTTTACCAGTACCTGGTGTACCATAGAATAATAGATTTTGAATATCATTCTTTTGAATGTATTTATCTATTACTTGTTTTAATTGTTCGTTACCAACATAGTCTTCTAATGTTTGACTCCTGTATTTTTCTACAAATAAACTGTGCTCTTTCATATAACCTATTATAATAAAAACCTTTATTTAATCCAAATTTAAATTAATAATCTCCGTAGATATTATACCTTTTAGGAGGTGTAGGTACATCTTCTGCCTCTACAACAGCGTAAATTTTACCTTGAAATGGAGACAAATGAAATTCCTTATATCCTTTTTCTTGAAAGATATATTCTAATGCTTCAGTTAAAGAATCTAAAACTGGAGGTTTAGATTCCCCAACAGGTGACCAACGATCACCTGGAGGGACTCTATTCAATATTTCAATTTTTTGAGTGGCCATTAGAACATGCCTCCCATTCC